GCGTGGACGAGGACACGCAGAAGGCGATCAAGGGCAATCCCTTTGCTGAGTTCGTGCTGAGATATAAGTATGACCCAGTGATGTTTGTGAAGGAGGTCTTGAACGTGCAACCCGATCAGTGGCAGGTGGAGTTCTTGGGTCACATTGCTGCCAAGAATCGGAGGATCAGCGTGAGATCTGGCCACGGAGTGGGTAAGAGTACGGCAGCGTCCTGGGCGATCATTTGGTATTTGTTTTTGAGGTTTCCGGTAAAGATCGTGCTCACAGCTCCCACATCCAGTCAACTGTATGACGCACTGTTTGCTGAACTTAAACGATGGGTGAAGGTATTGCCTCCAGCGTTGAGGGATCAGTTGGAGGTTAAGCAAGACAGGATCGAGGTGATCGAGGCTCCGACCGAGGCATTTATATCAGCGAGGACGAGCAGGGCTGAGCAACCAGAGGCACTGCAAGGTGTACATAGTGACAATGTGATGTTGGTGGCTGACGAGGCGAGTGGAATTCCTGAACAGGTGTTTGAGGCTGCAGCTGGTTCCATGTCTGGCCACAGTGCAGTGACATTGTTATTAGGCAATCCAGTACGGTCTAGTGGGTTCTTCTACGACACGCACAATCGATTGGCAGATGACTGGATCACGATGAAGGTGAGCTGTGATGAGTCTCCGAGGGTTAGCCAGGCATACAGAGATGAAATGGCTGCAAGGTATGGTGAAGAAAGCAATGCGTACAGGATCAGGGTCTTGGGTGAGTTTCCAAGGAGTGATGACGATACGGTGATCCCGATGGAGTTACTGGAGTTGGCACAAAACAGGGATGTGGAGGCCAGTGCGTACTCGAAATTGATCTGGGGTCTGGACGTAGCGCGTTTTGGTAGTGACCGAAGTGCATTGTGCAAGAGGCAGGGGAATGCGGTGATTGAACCTGTCAAGACCTGGAAGAACTTAGACTTGATGCAGTTGACTGGTGCTGTTGTCTCTGAGTATGAGATGCTGATACCTTCTCAGCGTCCACATGAGATCATGGTGGATAGCATTGGACTTGGAGCTGGGGTTGTGGATCGTCTGAGAGAGTTGGGTCTACCTGCCAGGGGGATCAACGTGGCCGAGAGTCCTGCGATGGGGAGCACTTATAGGAATTTGAAGGCCGAGTTGTGGCACAAGGCGAAGGCATGGTTAGAGGCGCGTGACTGTCGGATGCCGAAAGATGAGGCTTTGATTGCTGAGTTGGCCACTGTAAGATATTCATTCACGTCTAGTGGCAAAATACAGATTGAGGGCAAAGACGAGATCAAGAAGAGGGGTTTGGCGAGTCCAGATCGAGCTGATGCGTTTTGCTTGACGTTTGCGAGTGATGCGATCATTGGTGCGTTTGGATCAGTGATGAGTAACAAGTGGTCTCAACCCTTGAGACGTAATATTCCCAGATTGGCTTAAATAAAGGATTTATATGAAGATGACTAAAGCGCAGAAGAAGGTGGGTAAAGTAATGCATGAGTTCAAGACAGGTAAGCTGCACTCAGGTATGGGTGGCAAAGTTGTCAAGAATCCACAGCAAGCGATTGCAATTGCTTTGTCTGAGGCCAAGATCAAGCAGAAGATGCCAGCCAAGAAGGGGATGAAGTAATGGCCACTAAACCCATTGAAAACGCGATGCGTCAGATGCAAGTTGACCAAGCAGCTGTCAAGAAGTGTCCCATTGCCACACAAGACATCACGGTGAACTTAAAGAATCGTGGTCATGCGATTACTCAGGCTGCTTACGGTCCTGAGAATCCAGATCTGCCCAATGTCCCCTTTTGGAAGAAGAAGGCTGATACTTGGGACGTGTCTGTGAATGATGCCAAGAAAAGTAGATGTGGCAACTGTGCAGTGTTCAATGTCTCTGTTGAGATCAGGGACTGTATAGCGAATGGTATAGGCAACGAGGCAGATCCGTGGGGATCGATCAAGTTGGCAGACATGGGATATTGTGAGATCTTTGACTTTAAGTGTGCAGCCACCAGAACCTGCGATGCATGGGTGGTGGGTGGACCCAATACTGGTGAGCAGAGTGATGATACTGAGATGGAAATGGAGGATTAAATGAAATCTGGACTTTATGAAAATATCCACTTAAAGCAAGCTCGGATCGCAGCTGGCTCAAAAGAGAAGATGCGTCAACCTGGAGCGAAGGGTGCTCCAAGTGCAGCTGACTTTAAGGCTGCAGCCAAGACTGCAAAGAAACCGAAGAAATGAAGACCCCTGCCTGGCAAAGGAAAGAGGGTAAGAGTCCCACTGGTGGACTCAATGCCAAGGGACGTGCGAGTGCCAAGAGCGAGGGGATGAACCTGAAACCACCAGTCAAGTCTGGTGACAATCCCAGACGTGCCAGTTTCTTGGCTCGAATGGGAAATATGCCTGGTCCTGAGTACAAGTCTGGTGAACCTACCAGATTACTGCTGTCTTTGAAGGCATGGGGTGCAAGCTCCAAGGCCGATGCAAAGTCCAAGGCCAAGGCGATCAGTGCAAGGAACAAGGCCAAATGATCTGTCCGATTGTGATCAGTACGGTGCATGGCAAAGGATTACCAGTCTTGTTGGAGTCGATCAAGCAATATGCACCGGAAGTGCCGATATATTTGCGAGGTCCATCTTCCATTGTTGAGCAGTATGACGTGGACGTGAAGATCTTTGGTGCAGTCAATAACTTTGGTGATGACTATAACTCGCTTATTGATTGTGCAATAAAGGACTATGACTCGGTCATTGTGGCCAATGATGACATTGTGCTCACTCCAAGCAGTTACAGATTGCTGATGGATGATGTAGATATCATCAAGAGTTTAGACAGGAAGATTGGCTGGGTTGCGTCTAGATCTGACTCAGTCAGACAGGTTCAGAATATCAGATACAACCCTGATGAAGATGCCATACAGTGGAATCGTTTTGCGTCTGAAGGCTCGATCAGGCCAGCAAGCATCATTGCACCGATCTTTGCATGGATCGGGTCTGATGCCTGGAGCGTGAGTAAATTCCCACCTTTGAACTGGTACTCAGATGACGTGCATTGCTTGGATCTGGCCAGAGCTGGGTTTGAGCACTATGTGTCTGTCAGTTATGTCCACCATGTTGGCTCTCAGACAGTGGGCAACGACATGGAAAAACTAAACGCACAGGCGCGTCCGTGGATTGAAGTTAATCGTCCAGAGTATGCAAGAGACTGGTTTGAAACTTAATTTAGGGTCTGGTAAGGACTTCAAAGAAGACTACCTGAATGCAGACATTCAGAGTCGAGTTGAACCTGACTGGGTGCTCGATATCTGTGACCTGAAGATAGGTCAAGAGATGGTGACTCGGTTTGGCAAGATCAACATTCAACCAGGTATGTTTAGCGAGATCTTAGCCCTCGATGTACTAGAACACGTCTCAGATCTGGTGAAGTGCATGAGGAATTGCTTGGATCTACTGGCGCCAAGTGGAGAGATGAAGATTGTCGTGCCTTATGACCTGAGTATAGGTGCATGGTCTGATCCTACCCATGTCAGGGCATTTAATGAGAGATCTTGGGTCTATTACTGTGCATGGAGCTGGTATCTTGGGTGGGAAGATCGGTTTGACATGGAACACTTAGAGTACAGATTGAGTGAGTATGGATCGAGTTTAAAATTGTCTCAAGATGAATTAGTCCGAATGCCTAGAGCTGTGGACTCAATGTTTTTGATCTTAAAGAAAGCTCCAAATGGAAATGAACGAAGTACCAAATACTGATATTGGATCAATTGAACCAATGGACGATGGCGAGTTAGAGAGCATCATTGGTGCAGAACTCACCGATGCCATCAGCTACATTGACTCTGACGTGTCTCCAGTCAGAGCAAAAGGAACCGAGTATTACCGCGGTGACCTATTTGGCAATGAGGAGGATGGACGGTCTCAGGTGGTAGCAATGGAGGTCAGGGACACAGTATCAGCCATGATGCCCAGTCTGATGCGGATCTTTTTTAGTACAGAGAATGTGGTGGAGTTTGTCCCTCACGGTCCAGAGGACGTAAAGAATGCTCAACAGGCCACAGACTACTGTAATTATGTATTCCAGAACGACAACAATGGGTTTATGACCACCTATGCGTTATTCAAAGACTCATTGGTGCGTAAGTGTGGGATTGCAAAGTATTGGTGGGAAGAGACCGAGAAGGTCAGGATCGAGCAGTATTCTGGACTCGATGACCAGACCTTGCAGATCCTCATGCAAGAAGGGGATGCCGAGGTCAAGATCAGCGTGTCTTATCCAGACGAGTCTGTCCCACCGATGCAGCCACAGATGGACCCGATGACTGGCCAGATGATCCCTCCACCACTTCCACCCATGTTGCATGACGTGGAGATCAAGCGAGTTGTTAAGGGTGGACAGATCAAGATCATGGCAGTCCCTCCAGAAGAGTTGGTCATCGATAGACGTGCCAGATCGTTTGACGATGCAGGGATCATTGCCCATCGTCAGATGGCCACAGTCGGTCAATTGATCGAGATGGGATATGACCAGGATGAGATTGAGGAGAACATATCCAGTACAGACCTGGACTCCAATGACGAATACCTGGCGCGTAATCCATTTGGCACAACAATGGGTGCTGGGGACTCGATGAACCCAATGCTCAGAAGGGTTCTGTAT